GCCAATAATACGAATATTACCGGGATCAATGGAGGCACGGCGCCTCTCAATGGTTTAATCGATCAGAATCAATTCACGGATCAACGGGTGCTGGTCGAACGGTGGGCCTCTGGTGATCTCGCAGAACAGAATGGTGCGACATTGTGGTCCGAACCATTAGGGCTTGGAGGGCCGAATGCGGTCTATGCCGAACACAATACATTCACAGCCCTGAGTTTTGGCAATGTCATCGATTGTCAGGAATCGGGCGAATATGTCTTCCGCGATAACATCGTCCATGATACCTATCCTGAAGCGCATACGCCGCGCGGCTATTTTCGGGGCTGTCGCAAGTGGGAAATCTATAACAATACCTTCACCCAATCCGCCCTCACGGTGAGCTCGGTCGCCATCATCAACGGGGGCACGGGTGTCATTTTCAACAATACGTGGACGGGCACGTTTGGGGGCAATACGGGCACATTGGCCTATCAACGCGCGTATGTTGATGATGGACCCAATTCGTTTGGCCTCTGCAATGGCCTCTCGCCCTTTGATGGCAATCAGGACGCGACCGGCTGGCCCTGCATTGACCAAATGGGACGGTCCACGGATCCCACGCCGTTTAATGGCTTTCCACCGCCCTATCCGACGCACAGCCAAAGCAGTGTTCCAGCATATTTCTGGAACAATACGATCAACGGCAACCAACTGACTTGGACGGCCTTTAATGCGCCGACGGCCACGAGGGTCGTCTCTGGCCGTGATTATTTTACGAGTCCCAGCACGGCGATGCCTAGCTATACGCCGTACACGGATCCGCATCCGCTCTCTCAGCCCGCGACGGGCTGGTCAGATACGCAGATTAGCGTCACCATCCCGGCTGGCGCCACGACTGGACAAGTGCGCGTCACGGTCGGCGGCGTGCCGTCCAATGGCATTCAGTTTACGGTGATGTAATGGCGACCTTCTATGTCGCGACGACAGGCAATGATGCCAACAATGGCACGTCGCCGGCGCTCGCCAAACTGACCATCACGGCTGGCCTCGCGCTGCTGGCGGGTGGCGATACGTTGATCATCGGCGCGGGCACGTATGCGGAGGGCATTAGCGATAATGTGCCCTCGGGCAGTTCGTGGGGCGCACCGACCACGATTCAGGCGGCCACGGGCACGACGGTGTGGCTGGCGCCGACGTCAGGCGCCTATGTCATTTTCTTTGATGGCGCGCAGCAATTTATCCAATTTCTCGGTATTAACCTCGACGCCACTCGCGGCATTACGACGGGCTGCGTATATCTACGTGGGTGGGCGAGTGGGAATCCGCATCATATCCGCTTCCAGAATGCCGAAGTGATCGGGCCGACCAATGGCGTGATCAATGAGGGCTTTTCCGCCTTTGCGGCCTTTCAATGCACGTCAGAGATTGCGGGCCTCACGGGTAGTTGCGAATATCTCAACCTCACGGTGCATGGCTGCGGCGATGCGGGTGATTTCTCGCCTGCCCTCTATATCGCGACGTCAGACAATCTGATCAGCAACAACAATGTCTATGATGCGAGTTACGCGGGTATTATCGACTTTAATTCGCTGACGACGAACAACAACATCGTGCGCAATAATGTCGTGCATGATTTGTCGCGCACGGTCAATGGTGGCGACTTTGTCCAAGGGATCTATATCGGCCCTGGCACCGCGAAACAGGTCTATAACAACGTCGTCTATAACATTACGGGGTTGAATGACGGCACCAACGGCGGGATCTTAATCGCCAGTGGCGCCGGGAGTAATACCCTGGTCTATCAGAACACAGTCACAAATAATACGACCGTGAATGGCATTCACGTCATGCCTGGGACGTCTGGGACCATTATCGAAAACAATATTGCCTACGCGAATACGCCACTCAATCTGCAAGATGATGGCTCCTCGACGTTGACGACGAATCTGGTCGGAGTCAATCCGGTCTTCGTCAGTCCATCGACCTTCAATTATCAATTAACGGTGGGCAGTCCCGCGATTGATGCAGGGACGACGAACGCCTATACGACCGATATTCTCGGCGTGACGCGCCCGCAAGGGTCTGCCTTCGATATCGGCGCGTATGAATTTGTGGTCGGTCCCGCGCCTAATGACCTCTGGGCGGCGAGTGTGATGTAGATGGCGACGATCTTCCGCGCGCCGTTGATCACGGCGATTGCGGCGCTCTCGACGACGGCCGCCACTAGTGCACAGTCGCAACCCAACTTCAACGTACGTCTCCCGCTCGCCGCCGCGTTGCCCTTTATCGGCCCTGACATCGATCCGCCGCCACGTCTGCCGGCGCTGAGCGTCTGGCATCATCGGCCGCAACCGCCCTCAAAGGTGCTGCCGTTTAGTCAAACGCTCTGGCCCACACCAGCGGTGCCGCTGCGGCAGATGGTCATTGATCCCGTTTACAACCGGATCATGCTGCCCTTGCCGCCGCCGGGCGTGCCGTTCATCAATCAGGACTTCCCGCGGCCCGCCGCGCCGATTCTGAAGCCGGATACGCATCTGTTCTATTACATGCAGGACCAGACGAGTCCTGCGTTTATTCAGTATGACTGGCCGAAGGCGCCGAAGCTGCCGTCCTTGGTGGCGGATCAGGTGCCGAGTCGGCTGGGTTTACCAGTCACGGCGATCGTGCCGCCCTTCCGCCAGCGCGACTGGCTGAACCCGGCGACGATTCAACTGGCGAAGGTGAATGACCCACAGGGGCGCAATGCGTTCCTGCCGCCGCCGGTCGGCTTGCCGACGCATCAGCACGATTGGCCCTTGCCGCAGGGCGCGAAGTCGCAGCAGGGCAGTCATACGCTCAACGACCTGGGCCTGCTGACACTGCCCATTGCGCGCCCGGTGCGCCCGTTGGACTGGCCGAACCCCAAGCCAGTGCCCCAGTCGGCGCAGGCCCGCAACGTGCGGGAGCCCAGCGTCTCAATCTTGCTCGTGCAGCGGTTCAAGCCCGAATGGGCCGCGGATAGTAACCAGTTGCTCGGCCCGACGCGAACCCAGCCGGAAACACACTGAGGGTGTAGACTAGGCGCGACTTCCCATGGTTATTAACCAGGCAGGACAAGTGATTGGCGCGCAGATGGTCGATGCCTCAACGGGGCTCGATTACGTCGGCGTCGTCACGGTCTACGTCACCGTGGATGGCGGCGTCCAGGCCATTGGCAGCGTCGGGGCTGGCATCTGCACAGCAGAAGGGCACGGCTACTACACCTACCGGCCCTCACAAGCCGAGACGAACGGCGCTCTCATCGCCTTTACGTTTACGGGCCTCGGCGCCGTCTCGGCCTCGATTCAGGTGGCCACCACGGCGGCGGCGACCCCAGCCTCAGGCGTCTTCGCGCTGGCCTATACGGTGCGGTCGCTCATTACCGATGCACTGGTGGAGATCGGCGTGCTCGAGCCGGGCGAACAGGCCAACGCCGGCCAGATTGCGCTCGGCCTGCGGCGCGTGCAGACGATGATTGACACGTGGGCGGCGGATCGGCTGACGCTCTCGCTGCAGCTCCAGACCACATTCGTCTGGCCGGCCTCGACGTCGAGCGTGCTGGTCGGCATCGGGCAGACGGTCAATATTGACCGGCCGATGTGGATCAACGCGATTAGCTTTCTCATTCCCGGCTCGTCGCCGGCCATTGAAGTGCCGATCGGGATGATGGATGAGGACGCCTTTTCCTCGCTGTCCATTAAGGGCTTGCCGTCTGCACTGCCGACCCAGAGCTTTTATCAGACCAATCTGACGGACAGCCACGGCACGCTGTTCCTGTGGCCGCAGCCGCAGAGCCTGTCGATTGTGCTCTATACGCCGCAAGCCGTGGGCGTCCCGGCTAGCCTCGATAGCATCCTCCAAGGCCCGCCGGGGTATCAGGATGCCTTCCTCTATCAGCTCGCCTTGCGGTTCTGTAGTCCCTTTGGCGTGCAGATTCCGCCCCTATTGCCTCGGATGGCCAGCGCGGCCTTTGAGAACATGAAAAAGCCGAACGTCGACCCAGGGGCGATGTCGATCGATCCGGCCCTCGTGCCGGGTCTGGGCGCGGGCTGGAATTACCTCACGGGCAATACGACGACCTCGAACCGATAAGGAGCAGCGATGGCCAGTCCCGTTCTCGTCAATGGCACCTCCGGCTTGCTGGCTACGGCCATCTTTGTTAGTGGGCCGTGCAAGATCTTCGATTACGACATCTACAACGCCGCAGCGGCGGCTTCCTATGTGAGCTTTTACGATACAGCGATTGCACCGACCGTAGGCACGACGGTGCCGAAGTATCAAGTCGGCTTGGCCACGCTGGCCAGTAAGACGCTGGGCGTGCAGGATGGCGGCGGCCTCTACTTCAAAGATGGCCTGTGGATGGCGGCGACGACGACGGCGGCTGGCTCGAGCGCTCCGGCTTCGGCCCTTACCGTAAGTCTCGGCCTATCGTAAATGCCCTCCTATCCCGGCTTTCTCGGCCCGTCGTATCAAAGCCAGTCCTATATGGCCGATGCCGAACGCCTGATTAATCGCTACGTCGAGCTGAACGAATCACAGACGGCCCCGACGCCGGGGGCGCTTCTCCAGTGTCCCGGCTTTGAATTGATTGTGGCCCCCACGGCGAATTTCGGCGGCGGGATGTTTTCCCTCGGCGAGCGGACGTTTTTCGTCACGGGGTTTACGCTCTACGAGCTCGTTGGCAATACTGCGGTGCAACGTGGCATCATCGAGCGCAACGCTTCGCCCGTCACGTTCATGTCCAACGGGGATGCTGGGAATCAGCTCGGCCTGACGAGCGGTAATCAATTTTACGTGCTGGACCTCACGACGAACGCCTTCACAACGCCCACGGTGCTGGGCGCCACGATGTGCGGCTTTCTGGATGGGTTTGGCGTCATTCTCGATGCCACCTCTTCTACCCTGCAAGTGACGGCGTTCGAGAATTTCCTGAGTATCGACCTCGGAAACATCCAGCAGCGCACGGATGGCAGCGACCCCTGGCGGGCTCTGTATGTCGTCAATCGTCTGATCTATCTGCTCGGGGATCACACCTCAGAAGTCTGGTATGACGCCGGGACGGCGCCGTTTCCCTTCGCCTCGATTCAAGAGGCG